GCGCGAAGCTTGGCCACCTTCACCGAGGCGTTGTCACGCAGCCCTATGGCGAACTCAAGACGTTGCAGCTTGCTCAAGGCCATGCCCTGCTCCCATCATCACATCATCCCTTGAAGGCCTTCACGATGCCGCTGGCAACGGCGGCCCCCATGTTCTCCCAGTGGCGACGTTCCAGCCACAGGGCCTCTGCCATGCTCTCGGTGTCTACGGCGCGGGTCGGGAACCATCGACGCGACAGGGCCACCAGCTGGGCCGCGCCGTTGGTGTCGATGGCATCCGCCCACGCCTCTACTTTCCCACCTCGATGTCGATGTCGGGCATGAACTCCGCGACGACCTGCGCCGCCATCTGCACGCCTGCACCGGGCAGTTCAAGTAACCCTTCAAGGGTGGCGCGGCTCTCCGCATCGACGCAGCGCATGAGGAAGTTGTGTGCCGGGGCCACCTTATTGGTGGGCTGCATCTCGTTCAGGTAGCGGTTGTAGGTGGGCGTATCCACGTTGAAGGTGAGACGGTCGCCGTTGACGATGAGCTTGATGGTCTTCTGCATGATGGTCTCCTATCCACGTCTGTTGATTCCGGTGAGCACCACATCGGCGATGCGGGCCTGTACCGCGTCGAGAAGCACCCCGCCCGAGTAGGCGGAGACAGAGGCGCAGGCCACGCGCACCGTGTCGGATATGCTGGTGATGTCCTGCATGAGCATGTGCGTCACCACGCCCGAGAACAGCGCCACGAGGGCCGAGCAGAACCACCCGCCGAAGGTGCGCTCGCCGCACTTGGCGGCGCGGGCCATGCCGCCGAGCAGCGAAAGGCAGATGACAAGCCACATGCGCTGCAACCAGTTGAAGGCCTCGCTCCACAGGTCTGTCATCGGGTGGCCTCCGTGGCCCATGTCCGCATGGCCTCCTTGTCGGCATTGCAGCGGTCGAGGGCCGTGGCTGCCTCCTGCGCGAAGTCGAGCAGGTCGGCGTTGATGGTGCCGTTCCACACGGGCCGTGGCGTGTGCGCCATGAGGGCCGGGGGCGGCGTGGCCACCTCGCGCACGGGCACGGGAACGTGCCGCACGTTACCGGAGCAGCCCGCGCACAGCGTCAGGCAGAGGGGCAGCAGCCCACTGGCGAGTCGTCGGATCATTCAGGGCCTCCGTGAGTGCGCGCCGGGCAGCCGCGCGTTCCGTTTCGATGCGGGCCATGCGCCGGTCGCGCTCGGCGATGACGGCATCGCGCGTGGCCACGTCGCGGCGCAGGGCGGCGAGCGTGGCGTTCTGTGCGCCGTTGGCCTGCTCAAGCGTGAGCACCGAGGCCTCGGCACGCTCCAGCGCGGCCCGCAGGCCGTCTATGGTGGATGACTGCCACCACAGCGTGCCGCCACCGAGCAGCGCCACCACGGCGCAGGCGATGAGGGTCAGCCGCATCATGCCGCCCCCACGGCCCGCTGTATGGCGGCGCGGTAGGTCTCCATTCCGTAGTGTTCGTCCCACCCGTGCCCGTTCTCGTGCGCCACGATGGCCCGCAACAGCGGTTCGAGGTTGGCGGCCACGTCGATGGACGTATCGGGCGTGACGCCCATGCGCGCTGCCACATGGTCGATGTAGCTGCCGGTGTCGTTCTCGAAGGCCGGTGCGTACCGTGTGAGCAGTTCGCGCACCGTGTTCAGCCCATGTTTGCGCTGGTAGTTGAGCAGCACCTTGGCGATGGCCCGCAGGCCGTCTTCGGGCCGGGTGAAGGTGGCGAAGCGCCCGTCGGTGCCCGTCTGCCCTTCCCACTGCACACGGGCGTTGAACTCGATGTTGCCGGGGTTGTTGTTCCTGATGCCGCGTGGGGCCTTGGTCTTCTCGATCATCGTTCCTGCTCCTGCTGACAGGTGACGCACAGGCGCACGCCGGGTACGGCGGCACGTCTTGCTTCGGGGATGGGGTCGCCGCACTCCTCGCACCGTGTCGGGGGCGGCCCGGTAGCACGTACCGGGCGCGAGGCCCGATTCCGGGCCAATGCCTCGAGGCGGAGGATGTGCTCGCGCTGGGTGGCGATGTCTGCCGCGTCCATGCCGCCACCTAGAAGAGGCTTCTGCTGCGGCTTGATGCGTCCACCACGCCCTGGGTGTCGGCACGCGAGAGGTACGGAACGCCGTTGATGCGCACGAAGTCGGGGCTGGTGACCATGAACTTGACCTTGGAGATGTGCTTCTCGCCGCCCTTGCGGTCGACATCGAGGAGCGACTCGACCTTGAGCTTGCAGCCGAAGGCCTCAACCTTCATCTCCTCGCCGCTGCCCGTCTTGGCGTAGAAGAGGATGTCGAAGGCGGGCAGGTCGCGGAACGACCCGGCACTCTTGGCGGCTTCGGCGAGCAGCGACATGGCGAGGGCGTCCAGTTCGAGGTCGCCGTCGGCCTGCACGTCACCATCCACCCACCCGTTGGGGACGCCGTTGTCCTTGGCCACTTCGGTGTTGTCTTCGAGCGAGAGGGTGCACTTGCTCACGGTGACGGCCAGCGTGCCGATGCGCACGTCGAAGTTCTTGCCGCTGATGCGTTGTCCGGACATGGTTCACCTACCCGTAGTTGGTCAGATCCAGCAGGATGTTGCAGGTTATGGACTTGGGGCAGTTGTAGGGCCGCACCGTCATGTCGATGACCACCGAGTACTTGGTGGGCCATGTGATGCCGATGGCGTCATCTGCGGGCGGCTCGATCTCGCCGGGGAAGACCTGCCCGAGCACCTTGCGCGAGCGGCTCATCTCTCGCAGGGGGCGGGCGAAGTACATCTTGGCGGCCTCCATGCTGGCCGGTGTGGAGTTGAGGGCGCGGTCTGCGATGCGGGCCACGGCCAGCGGGTACACGCTGCGCATGGCCTTCTGCACCACCCGCAGGTTCTCGATGGTCTGGAAGTCGCCCCCGGGCACGTCGAGCACGTTGCCGTCGCCCCAGTAGACGCCGGGATAGTCCGGGTACCACTGCGGCACCGACCACCGGGCCTTGTCGAGGGCGTCGAGCACCGACATGTCCAGGATGCGCCCGTCCTTGTCCTTGGGGCGTTCGGCCCATGACCCCACGAGCGCCCCGGTCGCCACGCGCATGGGCGAGTCGGCAACGGTCACGGCGCTGTTGGCCAGCCGCCCGGCATAGGTGCCAAGCTCCGCACCCCACACCGTGGCCACGGGGTTCACCTGATCGCAGGCAAGGCCCTGCGTGATGGCGGCGAGGGCCGCGGTGAAGGTGCCCCACGTCTCGGTGGGCAGCGGCCCGCGCGAACAGGGGATGAAGAAGAGCGGGCGCATGTACTTGGCCATGATGCTCTCGGCCTTGGCCTGCATGGCCTCCAGTTCAGAAGCCGAAGCCACGGGGTCTGTCACCACCACGGCCTCCACGGAGACGCGCTCCATGGCGAAGTCCACGGCCTCTGCCCAAGTTGCTTCAGCCGCAAGGGGGATGACGCAGGCGTTCCAGTTCTGCCCCGCGTTCAGCCGGGCGGCGGCCACCTGTCTCTTGAGGTTGCTGTCCTCGCTGCCGAGCACGGCGGCAAGGTCTGTCTGCTGGTTCATGGTCACCAGCGCGCCCTCGTTCTTGCCCGCCCCCCTGCCGATGAACAGGAAGTAGTTCTCGACAGAGGGCAACGGCCCCTGAATGAGGTTCAGGTTGTTGATCTGCACACGTCCGAGCATGGGCGTTCTCCTACTTGGCCTTGCGGGCCAACACGGTGTTGATGATGCGCACGCACATCTTGTCTGCGTCTGCGCCGGTGATGCCGAGGAAGTCGCGCACGGGCACGGTGTCGCGCCATGTCTGCAGCCCCTGATGCCTTCCGGTGCGCATGATGCGCAGCACAAGGCCCGCGTGCCCCAGGCTGAAGTGCGCTTCGAGCCACTGCACCGAGACGCGCTTGAAGGCCCGCACCCCTCTGGGGCCGGGCACGGGCAAGCGGAACCCTGCCGCGATAAGGGCCTTGGCCTGCCTGCGGGTGCATGGGGCCTTGTAGTCGGGGATGCCATAGGCGGCGGCTGCACGCCGTGGCGTCCACCGTTCACCGATGCCGAACTGGTGGCGCGCGGCGATGTGCGCTTCGAGCGGGTTGCGCCAGCTGACCACCACGCCGCCCTCCGAGGCACGGGAGATGACCGTCAGCGACTGCGCCAGCCCCTGCAACATGCGGCGCTGGTCGCGCTGCCGCTTGCGCGGCGCGAAGGCCTCGCCGGAGACGGTGCGCTGCCGTCGCACGTTGCGCCGGGCCACGGTGCGGACATAGCCGCCAAGCTTGCGGGCGAGCTGCTGCCGGTGGCGGATGGTACGGGCGAAGTCGTCGAGCTGTTCGTCCAGCCGTTTGGCTCCCGGCCTGTAGGGGGCGACGGTGAAGCTAGCCACGCTGCCCCCTCATGCCCGACACGGCGTCCGCCACGGAGATGTCGGGCAGGGCCATGCTCCAGTGCCTGCCGTCGAAGGCCACCGGGCCTTGCGGGTCTTCGCGGATGACAAGGCGCTCTTCGAACTCGCAGGCGATCTCCACGTCGCAGGTGTGGGCGTCGTTGATGGCCACATCCAGTTCAGGGTCGACGAGGCCGTCGCGGTCGGGGTCGGCATCCGCGAGCCAGCCGAGCACCACGGCCATGAGCGTGGGCCCGTCGCCCGCATAGCGTTGCAACCGGATGACCGCGTCGTACTTCCACACCCCGGCCTCGACCTGCGCCCTTCCCTGCCCATCGGGGCCGAGGTCGCGCCCCGTGGGCATGAGCGCGCCCTTGTCGGCGAAGGCCTCCACCTGCTCACGCGGCAAACCGGTGACAGCCAGAAGATGGTCGATGAGTCCACGTATCTTGCGCATGGCTACACCAGCCCCACAGAGACGCGCCCGTTGCCGAGCAGGTCGGCGATGGCGTCGTGCGCCCATGCGTAGAACATGGCGGTGATGTCGGGCGTCTCCTTGCCCGCGTCGCGGGCGGCCTCGCGCCGTTCCACGGTGACGAACTGCCCGAGCAGCAAGGCCTTGGCATGGCAGAACACAGCCCGCTTGAAGAGGCGCGAGGCCTCGCCCGCAAGGCCGCACACGGGCACGGTGTCGATGCTGGCGTGGCCTGCCGCCTGCTGCCCGGCACGCCATGCGGCAAGCTGGCGCACCGCCCACAGGCGGGCGATGGCGATGTGGTCTTCGACCATGTCTTCGGCGTATTCGGCGGGCAGGCGGTAGTTGCCCATGAACTCGCCCACGGAAAGGTCGGGCCACCAGCCGTCGCCCGCTACGATGCGGGTTGAAGTCTTGTCGGTGAGGGCGTTGAAGCTCATGGCGTCCTGCTTGGTGGGGGCGGCCCCGGGCGTCACGCATATGGCACCCTGTGCCTGACGTGCGCCCGGGTCGCCCCGGTCGGGTGGAGGAGTATCTCGGGCCGCTAGCCTTCAGGGGTCGAAACTGGCGGCGTCACGTTCGTCTCAGAGGCACGGGCAAGGCGCTTGCGCACCCCTTCAAGGGCGGTCTTCACCTTGGCCCCGAGGTCGAAGGCCCGGGCAAGCTCACGCTCTGCGGTGGCAAGGTCGCCGTCGGACTCGGCCCGCAGGCCCCGCAGGCGGTGGAACAGGGCCACGGTGTCGTCGGGCACGTCTCCACCGGAGCACGCAAGCTCTTGCGCCTGCGTGAGGTACGGCTCGAAGGCGCGCCCCGCGTTGTATTCACGCTCTGCCCATTCGAGGGTCTGCGTGGCCACGAAGAGCGGAAGCCCGGCCCGGAAGCGTTCGGGCAGGGGCTGCCCGTGTTCCATGGCCCATGCCGCCACGCGAAGCCCCTCTTCGATGTGCCCGGCGTCGAAGCACCACACGATGTAGTAGCCGAGCAGTTCATGCCGTGCGCCCTCGCCCATGAGCCGGGCGGCGTAGTCGCGGTACTTGGGGATGAGGCGTTCGCGCTTGATCTCGGCCTTGCGTTCGATGGAGGCCACGTCGTGCAGCATGGCGAGGTCTTCGGCGAGCGAGGCGTCGAGCATGGCGGCAAGCTGGCTGCCACCCATGAGGCCCGTGGGCATCACGTCGAGCACATGCCCGCCCGGGTGCCCTGCATGGGGCGTCCCTTCGCTGGCGGCTTCGCGCACGGCCTGCTGGTGTCTACGCATGAGCGACATGGCTACCCCCACGCCCCCGCCCCGGCGGGCAGCTTCACCTTGGAGAACTCCACGGCGACGAACTTCTCGGGGGTCTCGACCACGTAGCCCTCATTGCGGCTGTTGTAGTCCTCGACCTGATCGCGCTTGGGGTTGTCCACGATGTGACGACGCCACGAGTCGGCCTGCCGGTAGATGGAGAGGTTGTCGTAGCTCGTCACCACAAGGCCGCGCGCCGGGAAGTTGCTCGGCGTCTCCCACGGCAGGCCACCGAAGGTGGTCATGGAGGCCGCCAGCATGGCCTTCTCGGTGGGCTTGCCGCCCACCACGGCATAGAGCGCTGCCTTCTCATGGGCGATGAGGTCGGAGCCCACCAGCGCCACGAGGTCGTGCCGCATGTACGGCGGGATGCCCTGCAACAGGTCGTTCACGGCCACGTCGAGGTTCTCCCAGTCGCCGCCGGTGCCGATGCGTATCTCGCCAGTCGTCTTCCCCTGCGTGAGGATGTTGGCGGGCAGGTTGTCGCGCATGTACTGCATCCAGCCCTTGTTCACGTCCTGCAGCAGGGTGTTGGTCGAGGCGTCGGTGTCGGCTGCGGCGCTGGTGCCGTTCCAGCCGATGATCTCCATGTCGTTGGCCATGCGCTGCTGCACGTAGCGGGCGTAGCGTTCGGCGAAGTCCTTGAACTTGGCCCATGCGTCGATGAGGCGGTACGGCAGGGCCACGTCGGCGTTGGTCTGGTGCAGTTCGAAGGCGTAGCGGCCCATGCCGAGCACGTTGCGCGGCTCGCGCTCCTTGCCGGGTTGCGAGGTGTCGGTGCGTCCGGTCACGGGGGCGTTGGCGTAGCCGAGGATGTTCTCGCCCTTGAGCTCGTCGACGGGCACGATGTTGATCTTGGGCAGGAAGGTGCTCTGCTCCACGATCTTGTCGCTCAACTGTTGGGCGATGCTCGGTACGATGGTGAACTGCCTCTCGACCGTGGGCACGCCGTACCCCACGGCGAAGCGGTCGAGCATGGAACGGAACAGGGGGACGGTGGTGACGTTCATGCTGGCTCCTACAGAAGCGGCGCGGTTCCGGCGGGCGCGGTGGAGTTGAAGGTCTCGCCCGGCTTGGCGGCGGCAAGGCGG